TTCAAGCTGCTTTTCTAGCAAATTATCTGACATATTAAATTCTCCTATGTCGAAGTTAGAATTATCATTTAAATTAAATGCAACTGATTTTAATATTACGCTTCTTGGATTAGCAGGTTTAGAAACAAGACCTTTACCTGAAAAGGAAATATTTCTCAACGCTCTTCCTACCTTATAACCTTCATATTCTCCAGAACCACCGTAAACTCTAAGGTGTTTTGTTAAAAATGAAGATTCTTCATCCCTTGCTAAAATCTTTTTTACACCTTCATCATTATGAAGGGCATAATCGAATCCAGCAAACAAACATTCCATAGAAACGTACCATTTACCCTCCTCGATTTCGGAGATTATTTTCTCCATTCTCTCACGATTTTCTTCACCAGTCCAACTATTGTAAAGAACAGCTTGAGTGATGATATCAAAATCTTCAGGCATTTCTGAGTCATCAGCAACAGCCTTTCCATCTTTTGTTAACACATAGCTACCAGTGATATGCCCAATGATATCGTTTTCATTGTGCATAAAATTAAACTGTTTATCTTCTGGCGTGCTTCTTGCGGCCCAAGTTGCCTCTGGCATAAACACATCATCATTTTTATTCCAACCACAAGAAACCAGAACAGACTCTAAATAATAGAGATCTATTTGGTCTTTGTTTTCTGCTATTGCCTTAGCGACTATTTCTTCAGGAATATCCTTTTGAAAAGTTGCTTCAGAGCAATAGGCAACACTGGCGGTACTTTTAACAAGTTCGCCAATACCGTCATTTATTTCGTTTTGATATACTTTTATGGTCATATTTTTACCTCTAAGAATTATACACGAAAATAAATATTTTTTTTATTTACGAGATTATCTGCTTAAAAAATACTCTATATACGAAGAAATCGCGTGTCTTTTGTAATCTTCTATGCTCATATTTTCTGTAGTAATCTTGTTGGCTTTCAAATAATCAGAAAACTGTTTAGGCATTCTTTTGTTGGAAGCAACCAAATTACATATGTCTTTTTCAGAAACTTCACTCATAACTTCAGTATTGAGTAATACATGTAGTTTTAATCTTTCAAGTTCAGAAACTTGAGATTTTGTTAAACCTCTCATGTTTTTCTTTTTGTGAACACCAAGAAAAGCAGAGTTTAGTGTTGCGGATATTTTATCAAAAGTATCATTAGTCCAAACCAAGAGTTCAGCAACTCCGGGTTTAGATCTAGGAGTTTCCGTCCTCTTCTTTCTAGGTCCATCATCCAGCTTATTAGCGGGTCTACCGTTTGGGTTAATCGGCTTTTGCTTCTCTTTCTTTTCGGCAACCTTTTCGTTGATTTGACCTTGCTTTTCCATTTTTTCAATCTCAAACTGTTTATTTGGATTATGGAAAGGACTAGCCTTTTCCGGTAGATTCTCTTTAAATCTGTCTTTATCTTCTCTTTTCAGTCTCATTTTTTCTACAGATGGGACTTCTTTAAACCTCTCTAGAATTGTCTCATGAGATATAATGTCTCTGTCAGCTAGCTGGATAAGAAGATTCTTTTCTGCCGCTTCGTCAGATAAACTCATTTGATCATATACAATATGCGGAGATTTTCTAAAGCCCATAGCCTTTCTAACAATCTCGCACTCTTGCTCCCAGAACTTCGTAAGTTGATCTCTACCGTACTGTAGTCTCTCTACAAGAGTTTTTAATGATATGAAATTATTTGTAAAACCCCCACCGTTTCCAGCTATCCCCGTTAGAGTTGGAGGAACACCAAGGCCAGCGTAAATGCTATTCAGCACAGAGTTATACTTTTCCGATCCTAAGAACTTGTATACCTGACTGTTAGATTCGGTGTAAGAAAGCTCTGGACCCCAGACTAATTCCATTGTACCTCCCCCAACATTACTAGCAAGAATATCTCTAAGTTTATTGATAGCTGCTTTATTGGGTAAAATCTTGTGGTCTAAATTACCAAGCGTCCAAAGCCTGATATTAGAAATAGCGCCATCAAGAGCAGAAAGATCGGCAAGTCTCATTTTCTCTAACATGATGATATCATCAAGAATGGCGTAGATTAAAGGGTTCGCCCAGTTCGTCCAATCGTCTTTTTTATAATAAAATACAGAAACTCTTTCTGGGTCTAGTTCTACCTTCCTAGCACCTTCTTTGATTCTTTGCTTTAATTCTGGAGGTAATGTGTCTATAACGTGAGAGGGGATTGAACCATCTTTAAAGTTGTCGAGAATCGAGTGTGTTCTTATCTCAAATCTGCTTTTACCTAAAAACAAATTCAATTGACTATCTTTAACGTCCACGGATAATGGATTAAAGAAATTATATCTCCACGGTATTTGGTTTTTCTCAAACTGAGGAACCTCGACCACTATATCTCGACCTATAGACTTAACGTACTTAACAACATCTGGAGTTAAATTTGCATAGCTTCTATAGGAAATAACCTGTCCAGATCTATACAGTAAATTAGAGAATCTTTCAGACCTCTCTTTGCCGCCACACTTCTTAAACCATTGTTGATAAAACTTTTCTACACTTTTGTTTTCATGTACAATGTTAATACCTTGACAGGTGAAATCACCCATTAAGTCAATAACATTTCTAATAATTCCAACTTTATCATATGCATCCATACACATCTTAATGATGCGCTTTTGCTTTTGTGGAACTTTTTCTTCTGGTCTAAATGCATGATAGTCATTACTAGTAAATCCGGGTCTTACAGATCTATTAGTTTCAATATCTCTAAAATCTCTATAATGACTGGCTTTAGATACGCCCGCGTATTCAGTTATGGACTCTGAGTGCTGCTGCATAGCAATAGCTTTAGAAGACTCGTCGTTCCAAGTGATTAAATTTTTGTTATCAGTCATTTTGACCCTTTTAAGTAATTGGAATGCATTTCAATTGTTATTGTATTATACACAGATTAGTAGATATCTTTCATATTATCTGTGAACCAATTTGGGCCAGAATATAAATTTCCTGATTTTTTCTGATTTGAGTCTTTTGGTAAAGAAGAAGCAAAGCCACCAAAGAACTGATACACCTCTTGTTCCGGCGTTCTGGCTATAATCCTAGCCGCCATATTAGCCATGATTAGAGCGGAATATCTATCTTTTCTCATTTTGCTTTTCTTTCCGGCAGCTACAACCACTTCAGGTGTATCCCACCTATCTCTACCGCTAGCCGTTTGGGTCATCTGTATCATAGATAACTCATCTTTAAGTTCTTCTATGTCCATAACACACTCCTCTAGCGTATCGTACATTCTCCCTTTCATTCCATCTTCTACATTGGACACGCCAATGGTCACTGAGTCAAATCTAGGAAATAGTATAACTTTATCTTCTAAATCTTTTCTTAGGCCGTGGTTTGCTTCTGCCAGCCAATCATACTTAGCGAACTGACACATTTCTAGTATATGTAGTCCTCTTTGATCATCTGTGTCTTTTGGTTTGTCTTCATCTATTACAGGCCATATTTCAATCTCTCCGGGTTGTAATTTGTCTTTATCATGCAAAGATTCCATAACTGCGATACCGCCACCCTGAGCGTCCATAGCAACATGAACACATGGGAATAATTTCATAAGATCTCGTATTTTCCTAGCGCAATATGAATAAAAATCCGTCTCTGTAGAATATCCCTTTTTAACTTTTTCTTTATGCTCAGATCTAGTAGTAGTCCAGCAATGCACAATACGTCGATGATCTTCATTTAACTCTAAAACAATTATACTAAAGTTATCAACCTCAGATGCAGGGTCTACACCAAATACATATTTTTTATTTTGATCCCCCATGAGTTTAGCCTCAAATACTATTTCATCACCTTTAGAGTCTTTGATGGGTTCTTTATCGTTCGCCACGCAGGACTCTATAAGAGATCTTTTAAAGAAACCCTCAGAGTCGCGCGTAAACACCGCACCAAACTCCATCTGGTAAATACCAGCATGGACAGTCGCCTTAGATCTTGCTACCTGTGCAGCATCCATGAAGCCCTCTGGTAAGAGTTCGTATGGAATTCTCATAATAGAATATTCAGTCCAGTCAAAGTTTTCTGGCGCATCTTCACCACCAAAAACATCTCTCAGTTTTGCTGGATCTCCTTGACTTTTAATTATAGACTTCCACCTCTTCCAGTATGTCGCAAAATGATTAAAGTCATAATACGCTGTACCACTTAATATAATTTGGTTGTCCTTGTTCTCTAATTTTTGATCATCACCTTTATCTAGTTTGACACCTAACTCTTGTGCTTTTTTTTCTGATGCAAGTCGTTTAACATTCTCGATAGGGTCCGAACTAACAGCAGCGAAACCAGCAACAACTGTCTCAAAAATGTCTCGCGGTATACTAGCAAATTCGTCACTAATAATATCATTAGCACGCTGACCTCTAATTTTCTGTCCGTCACCAAGAGGAAGACAGGTGACGCGAGAATCGTTAATACGCATAACACAGCGATCCACATCTCTACGAGGTCCACTATTCGCATCGCATATATCCCTTAATATTGGTGAGTTGTTCCATATTGTCTCCATGTATTCAAAAAGAACTTTAGATTGCCTAAATGCCGCACCAACCACAACTACTTTTCTACTTGGTAATAAGAGTGCTCTCAGCATAGAATATAGCGACAGCATGAAAGACTTACCGAATCCACGACTTGCTATAAGCATAGGAAATTTTCTATTCCATAATTCATGTAGAATAAGAGCTTGAGATGGCAATATCTGTATATTAAATATATGTTTGCATAAGAACGAAAAATATTCAGGTCTAGTCATTAACCATGATAGTTTTAGATGGTAATCATCATCAGAACTATTCAAGATCGCCATTGGGTTAAATAGGTCTTTATCGTCTACATCTAGCTTTAACCACGCTTCATCTATTTGTTTTAATTTTCTATTCATTTATATATTCCATCAGCGAAACCGTAATACACCGCCTCTTCAGCGGTCATATACCAGTCTCCACCGTTTAGTTTCCTTTTTATATACGCTTTTGTTTTCGATAAATTATATTCGCCATCTTTGAAGAACTTCCCTGTCTTGTGACATCTTTCCGCATAGATAGCCACCATCTTATCTCCAGCCTCTTTCTCAAAACGAGCTAGGTTCTGTGAGCTTAAATAATATCCACTAATCTCACTACTACCCCAGTGGACCATAAACGTAGAGTTTGGGGTTATTAGTCTTCTGGCGGCGGCTTGAATGATAACAGTCCCCATAGAGCATAACTGACCATAGCCAACGAAAGTAGTTTTGCACTTACAATTTCTAATAGAGTCATAGATTCCCATCCCTGAGTACCAGCAACCACCAACCGTCTGCATGTGTATGGTGATCGCTTCTTTGTTTAAATTTTTAAGTATGTTTATATTTTTTATAAAGTTCTGCAACATCCTGTGATCAACGCCGCCAGTTTCTCCTGAATCATCAAACTCATTAATATAGATCTCTCTGTTTTTTACATCTATATTATAAGCATGAATTTCACCGACGCTATCTCTATTTGTTGTCATGATTTACGCCCTATTGTATATTTTTCATTGATCCTTTTTAATAAACTACTAATCAAATCAAATGCACCGCGCTCCGAACCGGCAAATATAACATGGACATCGTTGAATACAGCGAACTCCATTAAACATCGTAGGATGTACTTGCCAGTTATCTTAACTTTCCCCTTCAACTCTTTTGGTATCTTTGCTCCTTCTGGAAACTTCATAACATCTTCCATAGAGAATTCACAAACTATAAACTTGTGTTCATATTCTCTCATCCTTTCTACTTCATTATAAAAGGCATATTTACCTTTACCTAAATTAAGAGCAATCTCTGATACGCTCGCCTTTCTTTCTATGCATACTTTGTCTTCCATTCCAAGTATAGAATAGTCACCGGTATCTAGTTTTCTCTGTACTGTGCCGTTACAGGTATTGAATTTCTTGAAGAAATATCCCTGTTGCTCTCTAGTATCTCTTACTACTGTATAACTAGGCGCGGTCTTGTATTTACCCATTATTTTTTCTCACTATATCTTGAAATAATCTTTGATAATGCTGCTCATGTCCCGTAACTCTTCCGTGGCACCCTCTACACAGCGTTATGCCATTATCAACATCATATCTCAACATAGATGCACTAGCCCACTTTTGTATGTGATGAGCATTTAAATTTTTATTACGTTTACATCCCGGCATCTGACATGTAAACTTATCTCGCTTGTATACGTCTATTCTCCACTTTTTATATACAGGGTCGTTAAAATCTCTTTTCATGATGGCACTTCTATTTTTATAATTCTAACATCGTGCATTATTTCTTTTGCAAACTTTAACGTTTCAACCGAATGATCTTTTTTAAGTATTTTTGATACGAGTTTATGGGACGCTATATAGCAAGCGTCATCTGGATCTTCTGCTTCAACAAATATAATAGGAGTATTACTGTTGTAATCTTCTAATGTATATTGTTTTAGTCTTGGTATAACCATTGTTAATACCATGTGAACTTTGTATATTTTCATTTTACATCATGCAACACCATCATTTTAACTAAGTCTTCAAATGAATGTTTTGGTATCCATTCTAATTTGTTATTAGCCTTGCTGCTGTCTCCTCGTAAGTAATCAACTTCTGCTGGCCTATAGAACTCTGGGTCTTGCACTACATAGTTAGACCAATCTTTAACCCCAACTTCTTTAAATGCTACATCTAGAAATTCTCTGATAGTATGCGTCTCGCCTGTGCATATAACATAATCATCAGGACAATCTTGTTGAAGCATCATCCACATCGCTTCGCAGTAATCTCCTGCATACCCCCAATCTCTAAATGCATCTAAATTACCCAGTCTCAACTTAGGGAAGGATTTATTATTAATTAATATATTATTTTCGTCAAAGGAAGGATTCACAGCACCCACTTCTCTTGCCCATGATTTAAATTCACCAATCCATTTAGTAATTTTTCTTGTTACAAACTTTTCACCTCTTCGTGGACCTTCGTGGTTAAATAGAATACCGGCACTCGCATGTAGACCATAACCTTCGCGATATAATCTTGTCATATAATGAGCAGCGCATTTAGCAATAGCATATGGACTTTGCGGCAAAAACTTAGTTTCTTCGTTTTGATATTTCTCAAGTGGTAGTCTATCGTCGAAATCACCTTCTGCTTTTCGCTCATCGTAGTTGCTACCAAACATCTCACTGCTGCTCGCTTGATAGAATCTCGTATTAGTCATTCTGAGATCCACGATACCTTGTAAAATATTTAGACAACCTTTTCCTGTTATATCCCAAGTTAATCCGGGTTGATTAAAAGATACGGCAACATGGGACTGCGCGGCAAGGTTATAGACTTCATCTACTTGAACGTGATAACTTAAAGTATTTAAAACACTAGATTGGTCCGTAATATCTCCTTCAAGCAACTTAAATTTATTGTTATTTAAAAGGTGTTGTATACGTGTCGTGTTATCTGTACTAGTTCTTCTAGACACTCCATATACTAAATATTCTTTTTCTAGTAATAGATCCGCTAGATGGCTTCCATCCTGACCTGTAACACCGTAGATTAAAGCTGTCTTCATATTAGTCCTTGATTGTATCCGAGTTTAAGAATGGTTGATCAACCTGTCCATCTGTATATTTATGATATCCTGAAAGTCTTTCTCTTTCTTTACGCATTGCAAGTCTCATTTTTTCCATCTCTATTCCATATTGCTGGGTAATGTCTGGATTGCTCATCAGGTATGCTATCCAACCCGTAAGACTTTGCTTACTATCTTCTAATCGTTTAACACGTTGCTCTCTAGTTGCCTTCATTTCTTTAAGCATCGAGTTCTTCTTTGTTTGCAGTTCGCGGTAATCTTTATTTAGAGACTCCTGTGACGCCTTCAGAGAGGCCACCTGACGCTCCATATTAAATACCATGTCTACATCCTGCTGATCTGGGTCTCGCGCCCTCTCAAGCTGCACTAGACGCTCCAGAGTCGATATCTGTTCTATGTTGTCTTTGTTCTGCTTCAGAGATCTATTCATTAATAGTTCAAGTTTAATTAAGTCAACCACCTGTAATTCTTCTGTGGGAATTACATCGTCACGAAACTGCGAGATAATCCTAGCCCAGTGATATCTAAAGAGTTTAAGTTCATCTTCTGTGAACTGCTGCTTAACTTCAATCCAGTATGGTCTCTCATCAAGCTCAAACGCCGCTTGCTCTTCGTTTGTCACTCCAACCTTAAACTTACGCTTGATGAATTTCTCGATGCTCTCAGGGTCTCTGTCGAGCTTCTCAGCAATCTGCTCATACGAAAGTGTTCCTATGCTCTGCTCGATAATTGCCTCTTCATCTTTAGAGATCCTACCTTTCTTCATAACCGAAGTCCTCCATTATCTCTATGATTTTTTTTGCAATTTCATCTCTTCTCGTTCTCGTTAAATAAACACCATTAATCATTTTAAGATAGTCCATTCTCATACAGGCCGGTAATAACCTATCAATATTTGCACAAATATCTAAATAATCATAATGTTCTTCGTCAATGGCATATTTTTCATCTTCATCTAATAATGTCTCTTCATAGTCCAGTTGAGCCGGTTGCAACACTTTAATTCTTTGATTATGGGTATTAGATAAGAAATGATTATCACGAATGAAGTTTTTAAGACGATTGGAAAGGTTGACGCTAAGGAAGTTTTCTAACGGGCGTACACTATCATATCTTTCAAGGGCTTCAACACATATTATGAAGGACTCTTGTTTTATGTCATCAATTGTATATCCGTAAAAGGTATATTTAGGCGCCGTCTTATTAACTACTTTAGTAATAACATTAATAACTTCGTCGTATGTCATATTGGATGGTATTTTCATTCATCACCCCACATTAGCGTGCGCCACTGCTTCCCATCGTATCCTTGGAAACATTTTTGTTTTTTGTTGTACCTGATGCTGCCCTCAACGGGCTTTTTATTATTTTGTAAGAGTATAGACCATAGTTCATTTTGATCTATAGATTGTATGATATCGTCTAACTTACCAAGTAATGTATTATTTTGTAATTCTACTGGTGTAGGTGTGTATTTATCTGTACAGCACAGTACGGAATTCTCCGTGGTAAATAGATTTCTATATTTTTCAGGAAAGAATTTAAATAGAATTAACTTTTCATCCTGAGAGACGGCGATATTTTCAGGTATGCCATTATAAGGTGCGAAATTAATACCTTCTTTTTCTATAAAGAAAGCATGTTCACGGCGGAAGAAATATTTATTATTCTTTTTATAGAATTCACCAACGCCAGTCTCAACGTAAGAGAATAATCTTTCGTCTTTAGTTCTTTTTAATTTATAAAAGAAATTCTGACCAACGGGGATTGCTGACTTAGAGGGATCTGGATAAGATCGTAAGACATCGAAAACAATTTCGACATCTTTAGTCTGTGTTTTCTTCACACACGCTGTCAGAAATTTTTCTGTTCTGTTCTTTTGCATTTAATAGTTCCTCTAAGTTTTTATCCTCTTTATTTAGATCCTCCGCGACGGCGACCTTTAGGGCAGCTGTTGCCTTACAGCTGATGGTTGAGTTAATTTTATTGTGCTTTTTCATGATTAAAATCTTTGTAAGTGTAATTTATTCACTGTATTATACACCATATAGGGGTTTTTGTCAAGTTTTTTATAAATTTGTTGACTTATTGTGTCATTTAAGCTTATAATAGGTGACAATATGTCGGAATTCTAAGAATTGATAATTTTTTATAACGCTGTCACATTAAAAATTTGTCCTGTTTGTGGCGCATGGACGGCGAAAGCCAGATAAAAAATTTGATAAGATTGTTAGGAGTTGGAAGTAGGTACTACCCATACCTACCACACATTGGAAGACGGAAGGTTCTGGTAACAGAAGAGTTTGTAAAAAAATAGCAAACTTGTGAGTTGATAGCTCTCACCCAAAGGATTAAATCCAAGCAAGCGTCTTGTTGGTGGCTCACTAATTAGTATTTCAATCCTTCCACGCGGTTCAGGGCTTGCTTGGTAGGATAAAAGCTAGGGGTGTGTACATACCTTAAATTTATAATATCTAAAATTTTATGATCAAATCACCATGTGTTAGAATTTGCGCACTAAATAGCCACGGCGTTTGTGTGGGCTGTGGAATGACCGTCAGAGACCTCAGAAGCTGGAGGGGTATAAGTGACCAAGAAAGAGAAAAAGTCGTCAGAGAGAGTCGTGATAGACTCCAGAGTATGCAAGAACTGCGGGACGAAGGTTTTTTACATGATGACGAAAACTAAATTCAAATGTGTTCTATGCAGGTCGGTTAGGACCGATAGGGGGCAATAGGGGTGGATTGGGTGATACTTAATTATATATTTTGGTGATTGCGTATGAACCACCCGTCGCAAAATGAGACAATCCCCCCGCTAGAGGGGCGAAGATAAAACCCCCAGACCCCCCATTTTAACACAAATTCTCAAATTGAGACAGCCTTATTCTCAAATTGAGACACATAAATACCCGCAAAATACGCGCAAAATGCGCACACACAGCGCACACCCAGCGCACACCCAGCGCACACACCATGCGCGCACACCATGCGCACGCGTAGGCGCGACCCATTCTCAGTTTTTTCCGAAAAGTTTTTTTTCGCCGTAATTTACGGTGTTTTTTTGCATTTTTGCACTTTCCAAAACAGTGGTTGTGACCTAACTTGTCACTCCTCTCGCGTATAAAGGGTAGAGCGACAACAGTTTTTTCACTTTTCACTTTTTTGGAGTTTGCACAATGCAATACGATTACAACACCATCGACGCCATTTACGACGCAGTGTTCGGTTGCGAGGTCGAGATTCACGGTACTGTGAACCCGTCCATCATCCCTGCCAGTGGCACCATCGAGATCATCTCCGATGATATGGAGGTCGCACAAATCGAGTGTGACCTAGACGGTAACGTAGTTAGCTTCGACTACTACTGCGCCTAGCATTTTCGGGAATTATGGGGCAGCGTGACCTAACGTGTCACAAGCCCTTACGATACTACCTATACACAAACGACACACCAACGGAACACACCTATGACCATCAAATTCATCAACATCAACACTGGCGAAACTAAAACCATCACCCGTTCATCACACGACTACTTCGCACCGGAATGGGTCGAAGTGGTAGCCCGCGAAGTACCCGCTATTGACGGTTGGCGATTTGCCGAGTAAACTGAACACCACACACACCACACACCACACACCAACGGAACACACCATGAAACGCAACATAAACGACAAACTGACCACCGCAATCATCCAACGTGACAACGCCCGTTGTCGATGGTGTGGATTCGCCAACGCTACCCGCCAACTCGAAGCGGATCATATCGTACCCGAAAGCAAGGGTGGCAAGGCCACCATGTCCAACCTACAATGCCTATGCTCGGCTTGCAACAAAATCAAGGGTGTAACCGAGTTGCCACCCATGACCATCCAACCCGCTATTGACGGATTCGGTGACTTCGCTACCATCGAAGCAAGACGCGACGAATTGACCACACTGGTAGCGAACACGAAGCAAGACACCCATGCTGACCTACTTGCTCTAGCACGACAATGGCGAGCAGAAGGTAAGAAAAAATTGACCTGCCGAACACGACTCAATAAACTTACTACCGAAGGTAAAGTACAAAAAATCTTGGATCAACTGTAAACCATGACCTAACGTGTCACTGACCTACCCGATACTACTAACATAACGAATTCAACACTCCGCAAAGGAACACACGATGCCTACCTCTACTAACATGAAAATTCTCGACACAAACAAGCATGGCGATTATCGCCTAGTACGCCACCACGGCAAACTTACCATTCGCACCAAAGCGGGTTCCATCCTCGTTTCGGGGAAGTCAACCTACGTTCTCTCAAAGTGGAGAAATTTCAAAAACACCTAGTGTTCGTGACCTAACGTGTCAACACCCCAACCCATACTACCACCATACAAATAACACTTTCCAAGTGGAAAGTGTTATTTGTATGGTGGTAGTATG